GGCTTACTTCGTCTCCGATTTCGCTCACCGATTGCAATTCACTTGCGAATGCTTTTAAACCTGCGACTGCTTGCCCGTCTAAATACGGGTTGTTCCGTGCGGCAATCGCTAAGGCGTTTTCGGCATCTTCTTGCACATGGAATGCGTCGGTACATTCCCGCATTACCTCGCCGATTTTCTTTGTTGCGGCGATTGCCCCGACGGCCGCGGCAACATACACACTACCAGCGGATGCGGCGTTACTAATTTTCGATGCAAGACCTGAGGCGGTGCCGGCGGCTTCCTGCATAGCGGTATCAAGTTTCTTAAAGTCGCCCGCCGTTTTTTTCGTCGTCTTTTCGGCTTCTTTTTCAATCTTATTTATTTCTTGATTGATTTTTTTGACGCCTTTTTCAACACCTTCAGTCCCCAATTCAGTTTTAATTTCTACGCTACCGTCTGCCATTATCTTTTTCCTTTTTTCTTTTTCTGCAATCCGTTTAATTTCGCTTCAAACTCGGCAAGGGCGGCATCTTCTTCATCATCCTTTACTTCGATTTCCCATGCGTCATGGAGCTGTTGCATTGCGCGGGTGTACTCGTCCTTTTTACCGCTCGTGTTTTCCCAGAGCCTAAAACCGATAACATCATTTAACTTGGTGTCCCGTAAGCCTGCTAACAGTGCGCTAAACTGGTGCCAATGGAGAGGTTCGGTACTTAAATTAATATGATACTGCTGCATAAAGGCGGCATAGATTAAATCGGCGTCAATGGTATAATCGAGTACCGGAGCGCCAGAATCCTCGCGCTTACTCTTCCGGGGTAAAATGTGCGGCGGGTTCATAAAAGCGACAAGTGCCTTTATGCCGGCTATTTTATCGGGGGGCAACTCTTGAATAAACATAAAATCGCAGTCGATCGGCTTTGTGCCTTTCTCGCTTAGCACCTGTCCCAATCGGATAAAATAGCGGAAATCGGTATGAATGCGGTAAAAAGCCCCCGAAACTTCTATCGCTTCGGGGAGCTTTGCTTTGGTTAAATCGATCACTAAACGCCCTTATGTTGCAGGGGTGAATGTATCGCCAGTCCACTCTCCCTTAATAAATTCAGCCTTGCCGCTCGCAAAGGAAAGAGCGCCGATAACGATTTTATTGAACGAAAGGTCAAAGTTCAGCGATTCGTCTACCGTATCCATCTGGCTGATTTTTACCAAGGCGTCAACCTTCCATGCCTTGTACACATCGTCGCCGCCGTTCTTTCCCTTTTCTTGGTAAAAAGCGACCATCACATCGCGGTGTGCATTTTCACCCGTCGGCAACTTAAAGAGCATACCGAAAAACTCTTCATAGTCATCGGAGTTTTTCAACATTGTGATACTCTGCGCAAGGCTCGGCTGATAGCCGGTGATCTCCTCTTCCGGTATTTCACTTGAAATATAATCGTAGGTCTTTACCTGCGGATTCATCGAAAGCGTAAACGTCTTTGATTTTTCAATACGCCGCCAATCGGGTGCGCTGTCGGTTCCTACGTTGACAAACGGAACTACTTTCGTTTTATGTACGAGTTTCTTTTTTCCCATAGTATGTATCTCCTTTTCTTTATGGATTATTCTTCCAGATAGCTACAGGCAATCGCTGCGCTGTAGGTGGTAAAGTCTTTATCATCCTTGCCGATAAATTGCGGCAAGGTGAGCGCTTCACAGGTAATGTCTACATCTTCCCCTTCTATCTCCACTCCGTCTAAAGCACTGGTAATGTTATACGCATACTCGCGGGCTTTCTCGGAGTCCTTACAGCGGATATAGTAGGTAAGGTTCCATTTTACGAGGCGGGAGCCATCGATATAGCGTTGCTGTGCTGCGGGGGCTGGATCGTGCCGGAGCGCTGCCCCGTCTTTGTCGGCGTAAGGAATAAGGTCGTTATAGACGATAAAAGGGAAAAGTCCTTTTTTTTCAACCCACTGATTAACTCGTTCAGCTATTTTTAAGCATTTCATTAACAAACCTCACCCATTTTGAATGCCATCGCGCCTTTGCCGCCTCGAACCATTTCGCGCACGCGTTCGGGTTGCGCTGCTTGCTATGGTCGAATTTCTCCCCGTAATACTGCGCCCGCGCGTATGGGGTTTGCCAGATTAATAGCCCGCTTCCAATCTTTGTATTGGTGATAGATGACTTTTGCAGGTGGCTATCTTTCAACGGGCAAAAATAATTACTGTCTTGCAATACCATACTGTCAAGATAAGGCTGTACGCTTTCTATCTTTTGTTTTACGATATCTTCTAGCCGCTTACTGTCCAGATGTTGGGCAACTTTACACACAAGAAATTCAACAATCATACAAGCGACAGCTCCCAATGATGCACCAGCGAACCGCTGCCAGCGGTGTAGCAGGGAGTTACCGCACGGACGGTGTATTGTTGCCCCTGCCAAAATACCGCGCTGTCGGTTTTGGGTATAAACCCGCGTGGGGCGCTGTTTACCCCGTCGATAAAAAGAAGTAATTTGTCGTCCTTTTCTTCACCGACAGTTCCGCGCCGTACGCTGTATGCAGGTACTATCCGCACGTGTTCAAGTAAGATGTTTTCTCCATACTTCGCGCCGCCGTCGCGGTTTAACCCGCTTACCTCTTTTACGGTGCAGGAATGGATTAAAAGGTGTCTGCCTATCATCGCCTTATCTCCTATCGCACTCCGCCGGTGATATGGCAAAAGAGTTTCAGGCATTCGTACTTTTTCGCTTCAAGGCTCTTTTTTGTGCCGCTCCACGAATAGCCGCCAATGCTTTCGCTCGTCGTTACGGTGTCGTTGCCCCCTTCCTGATAATCTATTTCAATCATCATACAGGTAGCCTTTACGATGCCGTCCGTCTCGCGCTCTGCGATAAGCCCATCGTCATACAACCCTTTGACAAAGAGAACGTTTTTAAGGCGGTATGTATTAAAATCCGCCTCGGTTGGAATAACCGCTCGTCCTAATGTGTGAGAGTAAAAATCGTAGGTTACTTTGTCAAAGGGAGTCATTGATTGCTTATTCCTTTTTCCCGCCCTTTTTGACGGGATCGTCTTTCGGTTCCGGCGGTGTCGGTGTTCCGGTTCCGTCGTCTTTTGGCTCCGGCGGTTCGGGCGGTGTCGGTGTTCCGCCCTGCTTCGTTACCTTCTGCTTCGCGCCCTCTTCCGGGATATATCCTACTGTACGCATTCTTATTGCCTCCTTTTAAATCTTTTAATAGGGCGAATGAGCGGACGGACTACCGCCCGCCTCTTTTTCATTACGCTGCCGTATGCAGGTAGATACCGTTCTTCTTGTTTTCGTACACGTCGGCAATACCGTACGAGCGGTAATTAAACGCCCAACCGTCGGCAAGTTGATTTTCTTCCGGTCTGAAAATGCTTACAACGACATGCTTTGAAAACTGGATAAGAGCGCTTTTATGAATAATCATAAAGTTGACATCCTTCGCGCTGGTATTTTTCTTATACCCGCCTTTTTCCTCTCCGCTGCCCTTGCCGTTCAGCTGGTCAATAGCAGTGTAGAACCGCGCTTGCGGAACTTTGATAATGCGGCTTTCAAACGTCGCCAAAAGCTCTCTTGACTTGGTGGTGTCAAGCGAATGAATAGCGTTGAAATGTGCGGGGGTAAGGAAAAGGTAGCGCCCTTCCTCCGGCACTTCCGCATCATCGAGCGTACCGATCGCCGCGGTGATCGCTTGCATGACAGCTACGCCATCCGCAAGGGCGGCGGCTTTCTTTGTTCCGGCTTTCAATGCGTATTTTGCAAACCGATACGCATCGAGTTCAGGGGTAACCTTGGTACGGATAAACTCGGCGGCAAGGCGGCCGAATGCAACCCCTGCCGTTTCCTCGTTATCCATTGCGTCAACGGTAAAACGCCGCCCGCGGTCAAAGTCGCATTTGACCGTTTCGTTTTTAAGGTCAACACCGCCGGAAACATACCCGTCATTACGGCTATAGTCGCCGAGTCCGTCCATATCCAGCTTCGGAATGACAAACTCTCCGGCGTTTGCCCCCTGTGTTACCAGTGCGGGGCTTGTCTCTAAAACAGCTGTTTTAGACGAATATTTGTATACATCGTCAAGCTGATCGATGTATTTTTTAAAGGTGATAATGTTATTTGCCATGTTCTTTTATTCTCCTTGTATTAGTCTTTTTCAGGCGGTAAACCCATAACCGCCCGTGCTGCCGCCCGCTCATCGGCTGCGTGCGAGCCGCCTTTCATGCTGCCCTGCACCGGTGGTGCGGGAGCGGTATCGTCGGCAAGGATATTTTTTTGATCCTTGGTAAGGGCGGCAAATAAATCATCAAGCGATTTACCCTTTGCCTCTTCACTGCCGAGCTGTTCGGTGAGCTTTGCGGCAAGAGCATCACGGGTAATATCGTTGACAAACTTTTTGTCGCTTAAAAAATCCTTTACTTGCGCGGTTCTCTCAAGGCTTGCGATCTTTGCCGCCGCTTCCTTTTTTGCCGTTTCCGCTTCCGCTTTGTATTTTTCGACATCGGCCTTTATTTGCTCATGGTCTGCAAAGCCTTCAAGCGTTTTATTCGCTTTTTCAAGCTGCGCCTTAGTTTCCTTGGCCTCTTCTTGAGCGGCGAGCGTCTTTTGTTTTTCGCGCTCTATGTCCTTGCCGTTCTCTGCCATAATCTGATCGATAACGGCGGTTTCAAGGTTAAGCCCTTCTAAAAATTCTCGCTTCATACATCTCCTCTTTTGCATTCTTCACGTTACGCATTGTTTTACGGCGTTGCCCGCCGATTGTGAGTGCTGATCTTTTTTATTACGCGCCTGTCAGCATTTGCGCATTACACCTTTATAGTCATACTTCCGGTGTGTTTTTATGGTAAAAACGGAAAAAATCTTTTTAATTTTATGACTATAAAAACAATTGCCATAGAAAGAGCGGTTAAAAGTGTTATAGCGGTAAGTGAGAGCCGGTGTATTTTATCTTTTTGTTTATCTATCACTGTTTGCATCTCTGCTATCTGTTTTGCTGCCTCTTTTTCGTATGCGCTGTAAGATTGTCGCAAGCGCTTCAATGTCTCCCGTTCCGTCTGTAATTGACCGTTCAAGTTTCTCGCTGTCTGCTCTGCTTGCTGCAATCTCGCCGCTAAGCTGCTCGCTTTGCTCTCTTGCACCTTCAACCGCTCCGTTAAGGCGTTCGCTTGAGATTGCAGATTCTGTTTGCTTATCTGCAAGGTCTCCGAGATTTTCTCTAACTGCGTAAGCTCCGTTCCCGTTATCACGTATTCCAGCGCTTGTGCAGCAGCCGGAAAGAGAAAGAAGCAAAAGACTGACAATAAAAACAATCCATCTTTTTTCATTCATGTACCGCGCCCTATTCTTTCATAAGCTCAAAGTGCGGGTTATCCCAGCCCTTGCCCCAGACCTGTCCGTATCCGCCGGCACACCAGTCAAGCCCGCATTCTTCGCCGATAACCCCGATTTCTTTCCACACCTGCTCCGGTGCATTCCACCAGACGCGCCCGTCTTTTACCGGCGCAATATCAATGGCATTCCCGCCGAAATGCCGAGACTGCGTAGTCTTTGTTACAATGCGTTTATTCTCGGCTTCCGTTAAAAGGTACAACCCTGCTTTTTTACGCAAGGCGTTTACCTCTTCAAGCGGCTTGCGCCCTTGCGCGTAATAGGCCGCCTGCGTATCGACCGTACGATCTGTTTCAAGAACGATTACCTCTATGCCGCGCTTTTTCAGTTCTGCTAAAAAAGCCCGTGTCCGCTTCGCCAGTTCCGGCTTGAGCCGGTCAATATCCCGTATAACTCCCATTATTAGAACCTCCCTAATGGTTTTTAAGTATTTAATTTTTCTAACACTTCAAGCAGTTGTTCTGCCTGCTTCATTTTCTTTTCTTTCTTCTCTTTGCAAAACTCGACACGGATAGTATCTCCCAGCTTTTCAAAAAGCGGCTGATACGACTCATACATCATCGCCTTACTTTTTACCTCGCGGAGATAGATAGCCGCCGCCCGCCGTGTAAACTCCTTCGCAATAGCGTATGTCTTGCTTTTCTCTATCGGTTCGGGCGGATTAACCGCACATTGTTCGGCGTGGAGTAGTTCGCGCTGTAAGTGGCTGTAAAGCTCATCGCTTAACTGTTCGATATAGCCGCTCACCGTTTCCGTCGTTAAATCTTCAAACCCATTTTTGTATAGTCTCTTATTAAGGATTGCCTCTGCTCGATACATACAGCAGGAAAGGCGGCTGATGCCGGTTAATAAATACGATATGTCCGGCAATATATCTTCTGCCCGTTCCTTGCGAAGCAACTCTATACGCTCGCAGGCGTCTTTCATCAAATACATCAACCCTATCGTGTCAATTTTTTGCTTTTTACCACCGACTGGTATCTCTACCGTCTGCCCAAAAAGAGAGAGTTTCCCGCCCTTCTTCATCATCAGGATAAAGGCCAATACGATAACACCGACTATAATCAATTCGCTATGCGGCAACGCTTCTACTGTCATAGGTGTTATTCCGCCTTTGGATAGCGCTGTTTTATTTCTGCTATCTTTGCAAGCCATTCGGATTTATCTATGTCTCCGCGCATTGCCTGCATACCAAGCGGATCGGCTTCCTGCCGGTAGGCGGCTTCTCGCTGTCGGTCAATGTAAGCGTTATATTCTTCCTTGCCGAGCAATCCTTCTTGGTACAACTCTTTTTCAGTCTTTCTGACGATGTAAGCACCTTCGATTTTTTCATCAGGCTTTAGCTGAATAAGACCGGCTGCAACCTTTTCGGCTTCACTCATATCTTCAAAGCCTGTACCGGCTTCATTGAGCTTTTTACCTTCCGGCACCGGGACAAGCCCTTCTTCAACCAACTGTGTGAGCGGCTTTTTAGTTCCTGCCTGTAAGTCCGTGTACATACGGATGTCATCGCCAATATTGGCTTGTATATTATTCCCATAAAAATACATAACCCCGTCTTTTTCTGCCTTAGGCTTTTTGCCAATAACGTGGTTTATAATAATATTATCTTTAATTTCTAAACGCTCTGCAAAGTCCATGTCTTCTACTCTCCTATTATTCATCCTTTACCAATGCCCAAACTATAAAAGTTAAGTTGCGTGAACGATTTTCTTCGGCAATGGGATACCCTTCTATTTTAGAAAGATCCAATCCCACTTCATTGAGGTAGTTGGATCCGCTTGAATACCCCCCATCTACATATCCGTATCGTATGGGATAAAAGGCTCCGCTCGCAGAATTTGATACACTGTTTCCTTGTGTATCAAATCTTCCTGTTATATTTCTTATAGCATCTTGCTGCTCATCCACTTGAAAGGCAAAAATTCCATTCTTGACCTGTTCTTTTTTAAGCCTCACCGAGCTAAAAGTCTTCGCATTGTCTCCCTTTGCTCTAAAGAAGTTGCCTCGGTAATTGACTTCGTACCAACTATAACCTTCAAAATGAAGGCTTGTATCTTCCAGCGGGCTTTTCATTCCCGGCCATTGGATATAGCCATTTTTTAGAATATTGATAATCATATTCCTTGTATCCGGTATTCCAAAAACTAATTCTGCATTTGCTTTTGTACCGGCGTTTCTTACCGTCGGCGCTGCTCCGCCATGCAAAACCTCAACCGCAACGCTTTTTATTAGCGCTGCCACTTGCCCTAGATTTACTGTTCCCATTTTTCATTTCTCCTAGAATGTATAAAGCAATTCTCCGTTTGCGTTCAATGTCAAATTCGGAGCCGTATCTCCGCTATAAGAAAGCATTAAATCCCCCGTGTTTCCGTCAATGTAAAATCCGAATAAACCGGCAGCTTCAACGGTTGCCCCCGTTCCTGTCTTTCCATTTTGCACTTTGAACTCATGCCGCGAGTGATCGGTAAGTTCTACCGTGAAGATATTCTCTCCGCCGGATTCATCGCTTGTTTTAGTCTGTTCGATGCGTTTAATAAATAAGCCGAAAGGAAACACATCCGGCATAATAAGCCCGTATCTCATAGTCTTACCCCGTAACACAGACATTCAAATGATCATCTGCTTCAAAACATGTTATGCGTACTCCAGTAATTTGATTGATAATCGTAATGCCGTCATCTTTGTCAAATTCTCCCAAACCTTCAGCCGGATAGTCCCAAAAGCCACCGGTACCATCAGAGCCAACCCGCTCCGGACAATTATTTGTTACCTCAATCTTAAATCTTCCTGTACCCGGTGTCTCGTCGTTACCTTTCCAGAAGTGTCCTACAACGGTAAGACCGGATATTCTATCTGGCAGCATTAAAAATAAGCCTTCCCCGCCCTTGATATCTTCGTCTACCGAATATCTACTAGATCCTATATTTCCTCGCGGAAATCCCTTGCGGTATTTCATTCGCCACCCCCTGTATCATCGTTTTCAAGTGTTTTACTAGACGGCGCGGCATCTTGCTCCATCGGCTTACTCAAGAGCAGTTTTTGAAAAAGCGATACCTTTTCGTCTTTTACAAAATGCGCAATAAGTGCGGCGTATAATTCATCTGTGATTATTCTCATACCCTTATAGTCAGGCTGAAATGAAAAAAACCTGCAAAAAATGCAGGTTTTTGAAAGAAAGTTGTATTTTTTTGTTATAAATATTTAAAGTTGTTTTTGAGCTTTGCTATTTTGTCCGTCGACGGTGGTATACATAGCCGTGCTTTTTCATTGCCTCTTCCCATTCTCTTTCGTAGCGCTCTCTATCTTCCTGCGTTTCTTCTATCATATTTCCCATTGTTGAGATATGTCCGGTTGTTTTCCCCGTCCGTGTGTCGTATGTTTCAATATCACCATCTTTTGAATATCTTATGCCTATATGATTTTCTTTACTCATTCACTGCCTCCTAATAAAATTAGTTTTGTACGGTTTAGTATAACCATGTAATCAGCACGGAACGGGCTTGGGACTGCACGTATTACGTCGTATCCCATAAGCGAGGCAAGAACGCCCTTATCACGATCCCGCCAGCCGTTACTGATGATTTTATCGTTTATTTCTCTTGTTGAATAGCCTTGAGCCTTTAGCTCTTGCGTGTATCGGTAAATAAATTCATTTACGACATTCGCTTCATCAATGATTCGTGCGCTTGGATCTATTGTCAATGTTTCGGTCATAGTGTAATGCTCGCCGCGCTGGATTGCACCAAGATTTTGATAATGTGTCATCTCATCAATCACACGGCGTAAGTCTTTACCTTTCGTATAATCCGCTGCTGCATACATTCCTTTCCCGTGGGCTCTGCCGCCTGTTCTACAATCGACATAAAAATCGCCGCTTCGCAACATGTTGATATACTCATCGAGTTTGTCTTTGCTCGGTGCGGTGTATGTCCGTTGCGCTATAAAGGTGTCATCTTTTACTGCCTTTAAAAATTCGGTTTTATTAAGTACGGTTGGCTTGCCGTCAAATCCTTGCGCTTTTAATACCTCGTTTATATCTTTGAGGTCTCGTTTAACAAATAGTTTTCCTGCTAAATCCTTTCCTTCTACTAGTTGTGCTCTTTGCAACGTTGTCATCGTTTGCGTGTGTTGCGCTTTTGTAACAAGGGTATCTAAACTGCTGCTTGCAACATAGAAGGTATCCGCTTTGGCGTTCATATCAGCTATCTTTTGTACAACCGTTTGATTGACCGGCTGCGATTGTGTAAATGCGTGCACTACTTGCGGTTTCAACGCTTTCGGCTGTTTATCTCCGTTCGGCATTCCGATATACTCTCTCGCACGGTCGCGTCTGATACCGGTTTGCTCGGTAAAGTCTCGCGCCTTTGCCTGCCATTCGCCGATTTTACAGCGGGCGGCGGTGTTATCAACTCCCATTGCATCCTGTGTTGCGGCTTCTTTTTTGTAGTGTCGTATCGTCCGTTCAATATGCCGTAACTGCTGTTCCCCTTCATAGCGGCTGTAGCTTTTGCCGTTGTAGTCTACCATCTCCTTGCTCATTTCGTCTAAATCGTCTTGACTGTAGTGTTTTTCCATCCCTTCAAAATACGGATAAAAAGAATGTCGGCAGTTGACCCCGCAAATACCGTCCGCCTCTCCATAGCCGCATATACTAAACGGTGGGTATTTTTCGCTTTTGCCGCTTACGCTGTATACCTTGCCTTGCCACTCTTCATGCTCCGGTCTCGCTCCTATATGCGCGGTAACCTCTACTAAATCGCAGTCGAGCGCCTCGCAGTTATTCATCGTTTGCTGTGAAGCGGTTTGATTAACACCGGTTAGGATATTCATACGAACGGCGCTTTCAAGGCTGCGTCTTACGGGCTTGGCATTGTTCGTATAGGTTATCATCGTTGTAACGCCGCTCTTTGCGATCTCGTTTGCTGCCATCTTCATTGCCGTATCGTAATCGAATGCGCCGCTTGTTACCTGCATATACGCATTGTTTGCCTGTTTGAGAAAGGTTTTATTTGTTACCTCGGCGCTGGTAAGGGTAAGACGTGATAAATCTTCATGCGTTTTTTTCATTGTCGCAAGCATCATTTGCGCGTTGTTATCGCTTATGGTGCGGCCGGTCGCTTCGGCAAAAATGCGATTGTCTGCGCGAGCGTTTTTTATCAGGGCGTCGTTAAAGATTTCCTGTATCTCTTGAACAATACGCTTATCGTATTTATGCAATATTCGCGCGATATCCTGCCTTAATCCGCCCGCCTCTGCCAATACTTGCGCTTGCCATTTGGTTGCCTCGGTGATTTTACCTACCCGCGCAAGACGCCGCGCCATATCGCGGAGTATGTCGATTTCAAGCTGTGAGTAAATTTCTATTAAGTCGTCCGAAAGACCGGCAAGGTAACGGGGCGAGAGCATTCTAGGTCTTCCTTTACGCTAAATCAAACGGGCTTGACTGCACCGGTTCAATCGGTACATTCGCTTTAGCGGTCAATTCATCTTCTCCAAAAAAGTCCCGCCGATACTCCCATTTATCGCAGATGCCGGCGTTTATTTCGTTGATTTTAGTTATCTTTGCTCGCTCAATATCTTTGCGTGTCGCATCATCGTTCCATGTAACGGTAATATGGCTATCATTGCTGCCTAAGCCGTATGCGGCTGCCATATACGCAAAGACATCGGCGCATTGCTGGTACTTTACCTCTATTTCGTCTTCTATGCGGTCAATGATTGCGTAGAGTTCCTGCCTGCCGCCTGAATACTGCGTTGCTGTCTGCTGAACGCTTTCCATATCGGAAATCGTCCCCTTGCCGATATTGCAGGTAAGCTCAATGCGGCGGAGTATCTGCTGAAACATTTCATTCTGTGAAGCAGTGCGGAGGTCGGGGGCATGTTCGGTAATCTTCTTGCCGTCGGGGCTTCCGTCCCCGTCTATCATCGTAACAAGCCGGTTAAGGCTGCCTGTCATTTTCACCCCAACCGTACCGCCGTCCCGTATCACCCGCTTTTCAAACATATCGCGGTCGGCAAATACCCTAAGCTCTCCGCCTTCCTGCTCCCAATTCATCCGCTCGTACTGTTCGTCTGCATCCCGTATCAGATTTTCAGAACCGGCAATAATTGCAACTGGTACGTTTGAGCCGTCAATCTTATTGGTGCTATGATTGCGGAACTCAATAATCATCGGCTGCTTGACGTGCTGCCATGTATAGGAAGGCGTTATGTCGGCGGTTTGCTGGCAATCGGTTAAATTGACCTTATGCATACTTCCGAGGTCGTTACGGTATAAGGTGCATTCAACCGAATGCGCACCATCTTTGTAGGCGTGTTGCTCTACCAATAAATACAGCTTTTTGCCGTCTACAATCTGCTTGAATATCAGCGCGCCGGTAAGGGTGCCGTCAAAATCATAGCTTGTCGGTAAGTAGTTTCCGAGTGGCAGTGCTTCATATTGGAGCTTGCCCGCACTGTAAATGGGGCGTATCAGAGCGCCGCCTAAAAGCGTAATATATTCGATGATTTTATCGATGTTTGCGTCTAAATGCTCCAATACGGATTTGATAGCATCGCTTCGCACTTCGATGGCAATCTCACGCAATACCATCATGGCAAGCCGTCCCGCTATCTGGTCAAGTACGCCGCACGGCGGGGCTTTCTCGTTCCATGGAGCCTGCCCCGCGGCCATGTCAGCCCATAGCCTTATACGCTCATACATCACGCTTGAAATATGCGTATCGATACCGGTTACTTCTTTGATGGTGTAACTTTTAAAGAGGTTCAGTATGTTCATAAAAAATCCTTTTATCGCTTCAAACATTGTGCGTCTCTACTCCCTATAGTCATCTTACGCCCCCGCCCGCCGGTACACTGCTTCCATTGCATACCGCACCGCGTCCATACAGTGGTCGGGCTGCCCGTCTGGGTATCCTGTCATTACGTCCCCGCTTCGCTTGTCTAGTTCGTACTCATAAAGGGTAAACTCATCGGCGGCGTGCGGACATCGTACCGGATCGATGATGATAGCGTCTAAGCCCTGCAGCCACTTAAAACCGGCGTCCCTGCTGCCCGCTCCCTTTATTGCCCCGCGCATATCCGCTCCAAACGCCCGAAAGTCTGCGATGCTTTTCGGCTCCGCACTATCAGCGGTAATGCGTTCTACTGCTATTCTGTCTTTTTCGCCTTCTTGCCGAGTGTCGTACCGGTACCGGTCATACTGTGTATTCATGTGGTCTTTTAAGGCATCGAACGCTTCTATGTTTCCGTGCTTGTAAAGTCTGAACTCGTCAAAAACATAGAGTGTCGCTTTTTTGTATGCGACTGCTACATACTGGAACGGATCGGGGTAATACCCCCAGTCAACACCTCGATAGACATAATCAAATGCCTTTATCTGATCGTCCGTAATCGGTTGTAGTTTGACATTTTCAAAGACGTTTAAGCCGGTACCGGTTGCTTCTCCAAGGTAGATATTCCGGTATGCCCGCTCGTTCGTCTCTTTCGTATGCGCTATATCGTGTAGGATTGCTTCTCCCAGCCACGCCGCCGGTATGTCGAGATAGGTGGTGTGTATTACCATGCGATTGCTATCGGGTGTGCGCGCTTCGATATTACACCAGTGTCGTGTAGCACTCGGCGGGTTATAGCTTTCAAAGATATAAAATGTATCCCCGCCGCGTAATGCTGATATACGGATATTCTGCAATTCATTTGCTGAAAATTCCGTCTTTTCTTCTACCCACAAAATAGCAAAATACCCCGATGCTGTTTTCAGTGATCTGATTTTCTCCGAATCATCGCAGCCTGCAAATAATATCCGCTGCTGTATGCCGCCTCCGCGGTTGTAAATAATCGGCAAGGCAGCCGTTTGACTACGCGATATCTGGAAACGGCGCTCAAGACCTAAAAGCCTAATTGCCCAGACAATCTGTTCAAACACGGAACGGCGCAAGGTATTAGCCGTCTTTCGGATAACAAGGGCGTTATAGTCTGGAAACATAACAATCAATAGGACAATGCAGATTGAAATAAACGATGATTTACAGCTTGCCCGCCCGCCGGTAAACGTGTATCGCTCTTTTTTATGCGCCATAATTGCCTTAAATGCGCTATTGTATGCTTTTGCAAAAAGGGTGCTACTCGGCACTGTCATCTATCTCTATCCTCAACGTGTTATCTTCTGGAGCAATACTTTCAGGTGGAGGGGCGTCTCCATACCCTCGCGCTCGTCCTTTGGTTGCAAGAATAAAGCGGATCATTGCTCCATCTCCGCCTCGCGCTTGCTCAAACGCCTTACCCTCTACGAGGTCAAGCCCTGTTTCAAGCTCATCTCTATACGCCTCCCGTGTTTCTTCGTGCCGGTCTATATTCGCTTTTGCTGTATGCCAATCACAGCCGAGCTTTGCAGCGATGGTTGTAACAATGCCGCCCGAACCTTTGACAGCAGTAAGTATCTCGCCTTTTTTGTAGTGCTTTTTCTTTCTGCCGCCCATGCCTACCCCTTCGGAATTTCGGATTTATGAAATACTTTTTGAGCGGATAAAACATTGTATGCCATACCCTTATAGTCATGCTCAAGGCGATTTTTTAGGATGTTTTTAGATTTATTTGTTCATTTATCCCCTTAATCATTTCCCCAATCCAACGCATGACAGGGACTGCCATACTGTTACCGATTGTAAGGTTCCACCCCATGCAACGCTTACCGCTTCAATACCGGAGCAGACAGATAGATAGGTCATTCCTGAGACAATGTCCCCTCATTCACCAGCAACACACGCGGTTTAAATCCCTGTTTGATTGCCATTAAAACTTGTTTCGGGATAAAGCTTTCCGGTATTTCTGCTTCATACGTTAAATGAGCAGCTTCAACGCCAAATGCAGCCTCTCCCGGATCACACTCTTGCCAGTTAAAAACCAACTTCATTTTGTTTACTCCTCCACCAATTCCCCGCAGGGGCTGCCGTCGTCGGCAAAAACATACCTATCTAAAAAGGTTGTAAAAGTATAATAGCTTCCGCCCACACCTATTGAGGCTACGCTGTCGGAGATTTTACCTATACTGGTAATTAACTTTAAATTGTCAGTTGTTTTGTCTTTTACCCATCCGCCGTGTGCTTTAATTGCTTCCATCGCTTTATCAACGCTTTCAAACGGCTTGTACTTCGGTTCGGCGGGCGGTTCGATAAGGTAGGCTAAAAGAAATGTTGTATTAACATCTTCTTCAAACCGTTCTTTTTCACAGCCGTCGCGGACTGCTCTAAGCACATACACATGTCGTTGCACACTATCGCTTTCCACCTTCTTGCGTAGGTCATGTATCGTATCAGCAAAAACACACCTACTCCCAATCGGTAACTCATCCGCATTAAGCGCGGTGTATACTCTCGATTTGTCAAATACCATGATTTATGCCTCCTCATTTTTATAGTGCTTTTCAATACGGTTAAATACATCTTGCGCAGTTAAAAACCCAAGCACATCATCGTCTGTGTCAAGTCTTTCCTTTTCAGTCATAAGACCTCGTATTTCAAGTAAATCCTTCCGGCTTCCATAGCTAAGGTCATGCTCAATGACAGAGCAGGCCGCACTATTAAAGCATGGATATACGATATGAAAACCGCCGCGCAGTTCGCTAAAATCAAAAGGTATCTTTGCTTTTTCAAGCATATCTTTTAGCTTAAAAATTTCATTGTATTTTTGTTTGCTTACCATTTTTCCTTCCTCCCTCTTTAAAGCGCTTTGTCAGGACATCCGTGATAATTTCTCGTACTGCAAGAATAATTTTTGTCTTGATAGCTACAATCTTCACCGGCAATACTGCGACCGTAATGGGTATAGCGGTGCGGAGCAAAACAGGGACGCCTTACACATTCCTTGTCAGACACATCACAAATAACTCTTTTCCCTTCTATTTTTATTTTAATCTCCATGATTTATTTCTCCTCGCTTTTGTAAAAATCTTCGTTACAATCCGTAACCGTTGATTGTGCAGCGGCGATGGGGTACGGTGATTCTGCACTATGCTCAAGCTGCTGAATATCAGGTAATTCCTCGTTTTCAAAAGCTGAAAACGGTAATGCTTTTGCTGCCTCTTCTAACATAGCACGAGCATCGTCCCAATCTCTTGCCCACACCTCTACAGCGTTAGTAACTATCAGTTTTTCGATATACGCCGTGTACCGCTTATAGCCTTTTGCTTTCATTTCTTCGATGGTCATTTTATTTTCTCCTTCACAGCATTACTATCAATCGATTTTTGTGCCATCACTGCAACTTGTATCATTTCAGCAGCACAATTGAGCGCATTTTCTTTGATGTATTCAAGATTTTCATTTGCGGAACTATAATTATCTTTTCGCATGCACATAAAAAATCTATCAAACATTCTTTCAGTTTCTGCAAAAGCTTCTTTTGCTTCGGTTATTTCTTCCGCTAAAATCCCATACACTTCATGCAACGAATGGAACAATAGGTGCTGCTTGTTTACCTGTTCATACTCACCGGCAGCCGCACGCCTCACATCAAATAATAGCTCTTTCATCATTTTTCCTTTACCTCATCCTCTCTAATTCGCTTCCGCTTCCCGCAGCTTCGGGCGGTAGCTTTCCCAGAAGAAATTGAACGATTTTCCCTTTTGTTTCAGCCGGTCGAGCACTGAACTGTCAAGCACTGTTTTTACCCATTCGTAATTACAGTTTCCGGCAAGCCACAGCGGGCGGTTGCGCTCATGCCGTTCACGGCAAATAAGCGATAAACAGCGCATCTTTGCATCTTCATTCTTGCCTTTCTCGATTTCGTCGATAACAAGAAACGGAATGGTACAATAATGAGTAATAAGCTCGTATTCTGTTTTCTTTGCTGCGAAACTATTAAACGTTGACCGAATTTCCATGTCTAAAAATTCCCATGTTGTATATACTCCCTTGTTGAGTATTACCGCTACACTTGCAAGGTGGGTTTTGCCCGTGCCGCTTTTCCCATAGAGCAATACGAACGTATCGCGCGGATTTTTGGCAAGCTCATAAAGATCGTGAAGATATTGCGCTGCTGTTTCATTTTGAGGAATGTAGTTTATAAAACTTGCATTTAAATATTTGTCGCGGATCCCCATTGCTGTGAGCTTTTGCGATCGGAGCGCTTCACTTTTTTCCCGCTTTTCTTGCTCTTCTCGCTCTTGCATACACATAGGGCATTCAGGCGGCTTGGTCTCCCCGTCTAGGTGCATTACCTTCACATCCCCGTGCTTTTCGCAGTGAAAGACTCCCTCTTTGCCGTGAAAGAGCGGAGTATAGTTTTTTGCTTGCTTTATTTCACATGTACGCATAATTTCTCCTTGAGCTTAAAACGGCATCTCTTCTTGAGAGCCGGTTACGTTGTAGTCAAACCGCTTATTTTTTCCTTCCGGCGGGGAGCGGGCGTATTGCTGCTGCATTTGTAAAAATACCCGCGGATATTTTTCTCGCAATTTTGCGCCCGATATGATATTTGGACACCAGAAATTATCCGCCGTTTTTGCCCAGCGGATTACTCTCTCAACGTCTTCATAGCTGCGTTTATCAATGCGGCTCAGCTTTTCTATGTCTTTCGCCCATTGCTCAATATGCTTTTGACTGGTAGTGAAATGAGGGTCTGACTGCCGGTGGAGGTCATAGAGAAGGTGCGCTAAACGCTCCGCTTGTTCCGGAATTGTGTGTGTGTTTTTAACAGGCGAAGGGTTTACATCCCCGTCCGGTTCTTCCGGCGGGGATACTATTTCATCAACATTAACATTATCATTAACATCTACATCTACATCAAGGTTTTCGAT